TAGTCTACAAAGGCTTGTGCTATTAAAATGCCACCAAGCGATTGATCTATACGCATATCTGTAATGATTTTATCAAATTCCTGTTCCATTAGAAATCGCCTTTGTTTGGTGTTACAAAAGATGTGACGTTGCTTGGAAGCTCAAGAACTTGGTAGATTTGTTCTTCACCTTTGATGTTCTTTTGAATGATGAAAGAACCGCTGCGAGTTTTGTGGATTACACTGGATTTATCGTTATTGGTATATGTTGCGCCAATAAATCCACCTAATGTAAAAGCAGATAAGATTAATATAATTGCTGTTTTGTTGTTCATGGTTTTTACCTTTTATAGTTGTAGTTAATATTACTTTGGATATTGTAAAACTTTATATTTTAAATTTTTAAGCATAATTTTTTTATCACGCTTATCAGCGCACATGTAAACATATCTATTTTTAGCACTACGATATACACGTTGTGTTCTATCCCCTAAATGATGACGAGGATGCTTCCCATCCTTAGCTTTCATATCAGTTCTAGGTTTTGTAGTTCCAGTAAATAAAAAATTACAAGCCTGATAAACAATGCCTTGATGATCTTGTGCATGATCGGAATAACTAACTACTGCTTTTGGTTTTGGTAGCATTGCAAGGCATTTAGATACAAAAAAAGATGCCTCATTTTTCCTATTATGCACAAGATATAAACGGTTTAATTCTATAACTAAACTTCTATGTTCTGCTCCCATCAATCCTACACATAAAGGTGCAGAAGCTGGCGAACCAAATGTACATATACCAATTAAAATATCTTGTTCAAACAAGCCATAAGCAAATGAAATACTGGGCAATCGTTTGGCATAATGACAGTTTAAAATAAAGTAATGCGCTTCCTTTGATAAGATTTGCTTAACTGTTAATTTCATTTTAATTATTTATAGTTGTAGTTAATGCCTCGTCCTTGAGGCGGTGGTTATTATTTAATTTTTACAAGAACTCGATTATGTAGGCATTGAATGTATCCACCAGCCAATATAACTTGTATTTCAATTCTTTTTTTCCCAGCATCAGTTTGAAAAAACCATGTTCCTTCAAATCCACCTTGCTTATACTGTTCGACTCCATCAATAATCTCTTTAACGCCTGCATCAGTGAGTTTTTTAGCAATTTTCGCATTACGTTCAGATACTTTCTTTTGGTGATCTTTGTTTAAAATTTCAATTAAATCTTTATCGCACCACTCTAAAAGTTTGTACCAACCTTTACCACCGCATGATGCCCAAACTTCAGGATAATTGAAACTTCCTCTAACTTGTTTATCTATACTATTACGTCTTGATTGCCTTCTTGCTGGTATGCTGGCAATAACGCTTTCAATTTCTTTATCATCAAATTCTTTTAAAATTGATTCTATCTTTTTTGTAAATGTTTTCATTCAGCCCTCTTTGTATTTCTTGTTAAGTTAGGCATAGATTAAATAATTATTTATCAAATTGCAAATATTTTTTATCTTTCCAATAAATAAATGATTCATATGCTCCAACATAACCCAAACCAATACAGACAAAAGCTCCCTGTTTCTGGGCTTCCAGCAGGTATTCTTGCTGTCCATCCTGCCATTTTGAGCGTGTATGATCTTGGCGTTTTAATTCACAGACAAACGCAACGCTTGCAGGAATAATAATATCGGGTGCGCCTTTAACCATTCCTTCACTCTTTTGTTTAGTTGCCTGGTAAAAGGTTCTTAAGCCTTCATTCCTGATATGTGTTGCAATCTTTCCGTAACTGTCAGGATACTCCCTCCTTAACTTTGCAAAGAATGTTACTGCTTCAGCAGCTTCAGAAGGACATTCACCTCTAAACTCTTTATTCCCAAACACCGGTATATCATTGTGGAACTTCATCGGCAACCTCGTTATATCCATAAATCCTAAAAAAATCACCTTTCTTTCGATAAGTGATAGTGCTTGGTGTTGTAAAGCCATTGTCGGTAAACTTCATAAACGCATCATAACTGCTCTGCATTTTCATGGTAAACCATACTGGGAATGATCTATACTCGGTTATAAAATCAACTCGTATACACTCGTTCCCTGCCTTGCTCAATGTTGGTATTGCTCTCATTGCAACAACCTTGTCAGTCTGTATTTGTGTTGGGTCTTTCTTTTTCATTTGGAAGTCAGCTATTAACTTGCTGTTTGGGTCAATTAGCTCTCCTTTACAGCTGCAACAATAACGTGCAGCAATATCATTTTCTTCTTCACAATGTGGACACGGTTTAAACGTCCAGCGATAAGAACATCTAACCAACTTTTTAATAGTTTTATTAAATACCTCACCAAAACATCTTCTTCCATAATGCGCTGGCATCTCTCCATATTCTGTTTCTAGTCGTATTCCTTCAAGATCAGTAAAATAACCAAAATCATCAATTTTATGACTTGCTTCATTAGGAACAGGAGCAAACTCATTGTTAGCATTGCACTGTGGACATCTAGCTTTTATTGGTTCACCAGCTCCGTAATCACCTGATGCTTCTATCTCTGGATTAAATAAGTCACCATCAGGACAATGTCTGCTTATATTTTCAGCATAATCTAATATTAAACAATCATGTTTATTGTTATCAATACGCAATCCTCTGCCAATTATTTGTTGAAGCAAACTAACTGACTCTGTAGCTCTTAAAATAGCTATTAAATCAACGTGTGGAGCATCAAAACCAGTGGTTAAGACTGACACATTGACTAAATATTTTAATTGCTTAGATTTGAATTTTCGCAGTATTTCTTCTCGTTCCTTCTTTGGTGTTTCTCCTGTCACTATGCAAGATAAACTTGGTGGTAAAGACTGCATAACCTCGTGAGCATGTTGCACTGTCGCAGAAAAAATCATTACACCTTGCCTATCTACTGCTTGCGATACAATATCGCCTACAATCGCACTGGTGAGCCTTCCTTGACCATGATAAGCTCTATCAACGTCTGCCTTTGCAAACTTACCCATGCTATTAAGTTGCATATCCAGCGTTTCATAATGACCTGAATTAATCGCACCAACAACAGGCGTTGTTAAGTATCCTTGCTGTATTAAATCTCTAGCGTAAACGGTAAATACTTTTGCATTAAAATAAGGGTTCTTAGTTTTATCATCTCCATGTGCATTACCATGTTCATCCATTCTGTATATATAACCATCTCCAAGCCTGTATGGAGTAGCTGAAAGACCTATTACACGCAGATTAGGATTACAGGCAACTAAAGATTCAATGATACTTTTTACCGTTGGTGTTATTCTATGCGCTTCATCCAGTACAACAGCACAAAATTTAGCTCCAAAACGATGAATCTTATTTTTAACACTAACAGGCGTGCCGAACACTACTGGATGTTTTAAACATGTTTCACCAACACTTGCACTGAACAAACTGCATTGATTACCAGTATCCCTATATTTTTCCGCATTTTGTTCTAACAGCTCTTTTGAGGGTACAAGACATAATATATGCTTGCCACCACTAACTTGGTGCAATGTATTGGCTATTGCTGCAACAATTAAAGATTTGCCACTCCCTGTTGGCAATTCTAATACACATGGGTCAGTACATTTTTTTATCCAGTTTATAGCTGCATCATGCGCTTGTTGTTGGTAGGGGCGGAGTTTCATAAACATTAACTATTTAATTCAATTTTTTTAAAAAAAGAATACCATTTTGATGGTTTTGCCGTATTGCCAAGCGTCAATAACCCATGATCATTTTTTAAAATAGCTATTGCTATAGCCTTATATGATGGAGCTAAATTATTTTTCATTAACTCATTTGGCACTTCATCAGGAATATCAATTGGATATCCTTGTTCTTTCCATTTATTAATATAATCTTCTATTTTGCCAATCATTTAATTTTATCCTTGCTGCATTATTTGCTTTTATTTTTTTATCATCATCTAATAAAAAAAATCCACTTCTAAATGTGCTTGGTATTCCAGTTGCCAAACACATTGATGACTGCCCAAGCCAAGCTATTCTATTTATGCTTGGATTAGATAAAAAATGTTCTGAAGAATATTTCCATGTTTTTATTACTTCATCCATTGAATAATTAAACAGCTCAATATCTGATAAAAAAATTGCATATTCTTCTTTGCATTGTTCTTTTGTTTTTCCATTAGGTGGGATAGCGCTATAAAATCCTGCTTTATAGCATTCCCATAGCCACCAAGGATGATAAATCCTAAGCCCATTCTTCTTCATCTGCTTCCCAACTATCAGAAAAACTACGATTTTGAAATAACGCAGCAACGCCAGTTATTTGCTTTAATCTTAACAATTCATCAGGACTCATTCCAATATGTTTGCATATCCAAACATCTCCTTTTCCCATTTCAACAAGCTCAGAAACTATAGTACTCATTAATTCAATATTATGAGATCCTCTAGCTCTGTTATGCCTGATAGTAGATGCCATTCTGTCGCCGAGTTCTTTTTTAATTACAACAATTGGTAGCATGTTGTTTTCACGCTCTCTTATGCGATCACTATTTTTCATTGTTAAATAACGGTGAAACCCATCTACTACAATGTAAATGTCTTTTGTATCATCGTAATAAGTAACAATTGGTTGCGTATATCCATCTTCCCATATTGATGTTTCTAATAAAGCCATTTCAGGTGGAGCAACTGCATTAGGATTGTAATCATTTGCAGTTACTTGGCTAAATGGAACACAAAGTACGTTATAAACTGGAGATTTAAATGTCATATGAATTATCCTTGTTGTGGACTTCTAGTCCTGTTAATGGTGGATTAAATACGCATAGCAGCTCTACTGTAGAAAAAGCTATAAATGAATGCGGATCATTTTTGTCAAGAACGTACATCGTGCCAGGCAATATTCTATGTTTTTCTCCTGTATTTTTATTTGTAATACATCCATGCCCTTTTATACAATAACAAGCTTCAAGATGATTTTTATAATGCCAATGTTGTTCTCCATTTGGTGGTATTATTGTGTTTGTCACAGAAAAACCCATATTGTCTTTTTCAAGCAAAAACCTTCTGCTTAAAAAACCTCCTTTTGGGCATTTAACTTCTTTTTCTGTTCCTTTTAATTCATGCAATTTAATTATTTTCATAATTTTTTATATTTTTCCATAATTTCACGTTGTCGTAATGCTTGCTCTTTTGTTGGAGCAAATCCCATGTATTTGCAAGTATGGTCATTTTTTAAAATAGTAATTGCAAATCTTTTCCACGATGCAACTTCACTATTATTATTTTTTATATCATCAGTATGATCTGGATATTTTTTAATTATTACTCTAATTTTATCTTTTCTTCCATGAGGTGTTAATCCATTTTCTTTTATCTTTATTCTGTTGCTTGTCCTTAATTGCTCTAATGTACTATCTGATACGGTTTGCCCAACTCTTCCCCAATATTTAATTGATTGAACAAACCGCATCTTAAAATTTATAGAAACTTCCTCCGGTAAAGTAGCCAACAAAAATTTAACAAACGATTTCCATGTGTGTCCTTTAGGTAATTTAAAAGTATTGTAATTAAGTTGTTTTCCATACGTTGCTATAAAATTAGCTCCTTGAACACGAGCACATAATTTAGCCCATGTATGAGGATCAATAACTCTATATAAACCTAAACTAGATTTAGATTCAGACATAAATGGAGATGCAACTCTCATTCTATGAACAGGAACTCCTGCTTTATAAAAAATATCGTAAAGTTTGTTGTAATCCCAATCGTATATGCAATTAGCAGTCCAAATATCTTCTGTTCTCCAATCATAAATAGGGTAACAATTATAAGAATGCTCTGTATTTTTTTTTGTCCACATTTGACCGCCTAAAGTTTCTTTTTGTTGATTCATAATTGCTCTGAATCTGTTTAAACTTTCAACGGTTCTAATTCCAATTAAATTTGCACATGTTTTTCCTTGAGAATACCATTCTGAAAATCCATCCCAAAATTTATCATATGGCATATCTTCTTCAAAAAATGGAAAATTATGATTATCAAAATTAACAATATAATCTTGTTTTGGCATAGGTCTTATCCATCTTTCTTTATCTCTATTTCCCCAGCATTGCCATTCAACTGCATATGAACTTATTGTGCAAGGAAGTGTTATAGGCAAACAGCACCAATAAATTTCAAGCAAATCTCTATTTGAATCAAGTATTCTGTGCATGAACTCTACAGACAATTCATAATTTGCTTCATTGTCTAAAATTTGAATACCTATTTTTTTTGTTATTCCTTTTTCCCTCATATATTTCAAAACAAAATTAAGCATTACGCCAGAATCTTTACCTCCTGAAAATGAAAGATATATTCTTTCAAAATTATTAAATATAAAATCCAATCTTTCTACGCCTGCATCCCAAACATTTTTATCTCTGTTATAAGTTCTCACGACAACCTCCAATAACTAACAGGATCACCGGTATATTCAGTAAGATCAACATCAGGTAGAAGTTCTTTAACTACTTTAGCGTAGGATATAGAACCAGCTTTGGTAACTTTAGTTAGCTTATGACCATTGATCTCACTATCCTTGCCATCAGCAAGTTTAACTATTTCATCTAGCAATCGTTTTTTTTCTGCTTCAAGTTCTTTTATCTGCTCTGCTATCATTAAATAGCGATCAACTTGTCCTTCACACCTTACTTGTTGGCGTTTATCATCAAGATACTTTTGTGCTTGTGGTAGTTCACGCTCTACAAGAAATTCATTGTAGAAGTCTTTTAACTTTGGTAAATATTCTTCAATAGCTAATTGATTAAATTGTACTGTTTCAAGCATGTAGCCGTGTGCCGACCATTGATAAAAATGACACCATTGGCACCCAGTAACAAGCAGTTGAATCTGTATCTGCATCCAGTAATGCGTTTGGTAATCTATAGACTTAAACTCTGGTGGATTTTTATCACGCAAACCATACGGACATTTAATCTCTATCAATCCATCATTACCGATCAATCCATCTGGTGATGCTCCAAGCCAATCTTCATAAGTATGAAAACCAGTAAGCTCTACTTTTTTATCAAACTTTAATTCATAATCAGCTAAAGCATTTGGTTCGTTATACGTTCCATAATTTGTTGCTGGATTACCTGTAAATTCACTTGGGTAGCCATGATATTGACGCACCATGTTACGCATGACATCTTCACGTTTCATGAATGGCGATAATCCTAAGATTGCACCAACATTACTACCAGTTACACGACCAGCTCTTTTTTTAAACCATTCTTCTGTTCTTTGTTGTTCCATTGTTATTTACTCTTATAGTTATAGTTAAAAATGCACATCCTTGTGCGTTTGTTTATTTACCAGGGGATTGAATCAATATCAACTACCTTTCT